TACCTTCGGGCACGGCAGCTGCACCGACCGCTGGGCCGTTTACTAACCCGTTAGCACCTACTCCACCTATTTCGGCACAGAAGGCCGAAATGAAGGCTTTGTCAGATGCCGGTAATATTCTTCCACCAATAAAAGATCCTTTCTTTAGTAGAGGAATGCAGGGCTGGGCAACCACTGTTACACGTTGGCCGACATACGAACCGTGCCCGCTGCACGAACAATTTAAGTTTAGTTCTACAACAGGTTATTCACCGACGCTAACCGAAGGTGACAAAACATATGTGGGATCTGCTAGCGGTCCTGCAACAACCTCGCCTGCACCGAACACAGACACCGGTGCTAACAACACGGTGTTGCCACCAGCAGATCCCGGTATTGTTACAAAAGACTTTAACTTGAAGGCATTCCAATGCCAGTTAAGAAAGCACGAAGGTGAAAGAAACAAAACCTACCTCGACTCAAAGGGTTTGCCCACAGGTGGTATTGGTCACTTAATGAGACCAAATGATATAGCGCAGTATCCGTTGGGGTCAACAATTCCACAGCAGCAAATAGATACATGGTTTGCACAAGATTCTGCAACGTCAGTGAAAGATGCTCAAAATTTCCTAGGAATGGATACCTGGAATAATCTAGACGATAATAGAAAACGAGCAGTTGCAGATATGGCATACAATATGGGCGGCGCACGCCTAGGGCAATTTAAGACGTTTAAGAAAGAAATGCAGGCAGGTAATTACGACCAGGCTGCAAAGCAGATTGAAAATACGCCATATTACCAGCAAGTTAAAACACGCGGACCGAAAATTGCAAGTCAAATCAGAACTGGTGTTGATCCAAACGGATGCGATAAACAATTTCCAGCTAACGGAACCCCTACTAAATAACCACCCATATAATTCTCATGATAAATAACAAAAAGGGAATTATATGGCTTCTAATCAATCTGGATATGTCCAGCAACAGCGTATCACAAGAAAACCTTACTTTGTAGGATTCAATACTGTTGGCCAACCTAATCCGCCCTATTCGCTAACAAATGTAGATATAGTAAAGCGCGACATTAATAATCATTTCGCCACACCAATCGGCTCTAGAGTCATGCTGCCGAGCTTTGGTACACGCATTTATGAAATGCTATTTGACCCTTTTGACGAATATACAAAAAACGCAATCATTGAAGACGCTGTTAGAGTAGTTCAATCAGATCCCCGCGTAGCATTACAGAACATCGACGTGTTCCAAGAAGACCAGGCATTAACTGTTGTTATGGTTTTATTATTTAAACCAGAATCGATTACAGATAGTATGTTTGTTACATTCTCTCTTAAAGATAAGGAAACCTTCTAATGTCAGAAAGTATCAGACAGAGCAACTTATTCGCCGCAGAAGATTATAAGAAAATCTTCAAGGCTTACCAATTTATTGATTACACAGCATATGACTTTGATACGCTCAAACAGGCATTAATAAATTACATTCAAGCATATTATCCAGAAGACTTTAATGACTACATTGAGAGTTCTGAATTTATTGCTATTATAGAATTGTTGGCATATTTTGGAACAAGTCTTGCATTTAGAACAGACTTAAACAGTCGTGAAAACTTCATTGATACAGCAGAGCGTAGAGAAAGTATTATTCGTCTTGCTCAGATGGTTAACTATGTTCCTCGCAGAAACATACCTGCATCGGGTTTGTTTAAGATTGCGGCAGTTCAGACAGATCAGCCACTTAAGGATGCAAACGGTATCAACATAAACGATACCACTATATACTGGAATGATCCGAATAACCCAGATTGGTTCGACCAATTTGTGCAGGTCTGCAATGCAGCATTCAGCCCACTTAATCCGTTTGGCCGTCCTACAAAAAGCGGTGCTATCGGTAGCATTCCCACAGACCTATATCAGTTGAATAATGTAACCAAATTGAGCGTGGTATATCCCGCAACTATAACGATCAATGGGCAGCAATATCCAATTGACATCTGCAATCCCGATTTTGTGCCGAACCAGACAATCTTTGAAAGAGATCCAGACCCTGCAAACGCATTTAATTTCATTTACAGAAATGACAGCCTAGGCGTGGCGTCGTCTAACACTGGATTTTTCTTATATTTCAAACAAGGTAATCTAGTTAACTTTGATACAAATTTTGAGTTTCCTGTGCCTAATCGCGTATACCCTGTTGATATGCAAAACATCAACCAGGACGATGTCTATGTGCAAGAAACAGACCAATCCGGTAACGTATTAGCCAAGTGGATTAAAGTTCCTGCATTAGCCGGTGAAAATATTATTTACAATAGTATTCAATTCTCCCAACGAAATATTTTTAGTGTTATATCTGGTGCTAACGACACAATCTCTATTAGATTTGCTGATGGTAATTTTGGTAATGTTCCGACAGGACTATTTAGAACATGGGTTAGACCTAGTGCAAATCAGGCGCTTGTTATTAGGCCCGATAATGCTCGCGGTCTGCAGATTAGCATTCCGTACATCGGCGTAGATTTACAACAATATACATTACGAATTATTTTTAATCTAGAGCAAACAATCGGTAATGCTGCGCCATCTGAAACAGATGAACAAATTAGATTACGCGCGCCAGAGGTATTCTCAACGCAATCGCGCATGGTTAATGGCAGCGACTATAATGTACTTCCACTCATTTATGGCAATTCTATTGCTAAGATTCAAGCAATAGACAGAACATATAGCGGACAAAGTCGTTATATCGACCTAAATGATCCAACTGGATTCCACAGAGATTTAATCATATTCGGGCAAGATGGCGCATTATTTAGAGATAATCAAAATGTGCTAGCACAGGTTATAAAAGACTCATCGAACTCCGGTAATATTGAAACAATTCTTGTAAACACAATACAAGAGATGCTGCGTGATAAGAAAGTATCAACATTTTTCTATGACGAATATCTTCCACAGTTTGAATCTAAGATCAGAGTTAATAAACAAACACCTCTAGACCCGGGATATTCTATTTTAGATTTAAATAATCCGTATCAGATTCCGTTGTATTGGAAGACAAGCCCTGTTAAATTTAAAAACGATACCGGGTACTTTACAAACACAACTGCTGTAAATTCAGCTGCTGCGGCGCTTGTTAATAGTTTCACAATAGATAATCTCCCTGCCGGCACATACGAACCCTGGGGTTTTATTAAAACCGGATCAGTAATTCAGTTTGCTAACCCAGCAGATCTAACCACACTGAACTCGGTGGGTGTTAATAATGTAATTCAGTCAGGCATTCCGTTAATTGTCAACCCATTAAATCCATATGCTAACATAGGCCCGGTAGAACTAGGTAAAGAAGAACAAACCAACTATCAGGCAATGAAGTTATATCCTGTATTTAGAAATGATCTTAATACTACAGAAATAGATGAAGTTGTTGCTGCAATTGACGCAGGCATTTCTTTCTGGATGTATTATGATTTGTTAGTCGACGAATGGCATACCTCTACTACAGCAATCCCGGGATTAACTAACCAAGCAAATCAACCATTCCAGTATGCACCGCCTATTATAACAGGTACAGGTACAGAAATTTATTCTAACTGGCCACCTTACCCCGCTGGTGGATTATTATATATTGCTATTGCAAGCAATAATCAATTAGCAACAACCACATACGATCTTACTGCACGCGGTAGAGTATATGTATTTGAATCATATAAAGATGTTCGATTCTATTGGGAGCCAAACCAAGTTGTCATCGATAATGCAACAGGCCTTGCAATGCAGGACAGTATTGAATTGATGCCATTTGTGAATACAAATAGTTCAGTAGATAACAATATACCTGTAATTACAAACCCGGTAACATCGTTCTTACGAAACGAAGTAACGTTTAATATCTCCGGTGTCTATATACAGGATGATGGTTATCTAGATAGTTCTAAAGTTGAAGTTTCGCTAATAGATGTAGACGGCGATGGTATACCAGATGATCCCGAAAGTTTTAATAAAATTGTAACACCAGAAGACAGAATTGTATTTGAATTTTTTACAAATGAAGTTACAGGCTATCAGAGCACAAGGCCATGGATTTCTCGCTGGAAACTAGAGTTAGGTGGTGTTCCACCATCACCAACATTGCCATCTGAATTGTTTGTATATTTCCCTGTTAACCCGATTGATAATACACAACTATATAGTTCGCCGTATATAGCTAATATGAAATTATCGTTAGCTGGTGATATTTTAGATCCAGGATCGGTTGTAACGCCAGGGTTTAAGTTTGTTTATATGGATGAAGTTGATTTAATGTTTATTAATAATATTTCTCAAATATCATTTGATAATGTTAATTATGTAAATTCAATTGCAAACCAAGTTACTGCATTTTTCAATGGGCCGACAGCTACAGATCTTATAAACTATCCATGGCTTGCAGGTACCGAGTTTGTTGATAACAAATTAGATTTAGTTACTACATATTTCTTAAATAAGTCGTATCTAATTTCATCAATTAGTCCACCGGGGTTTGGTGTATACTATTCTCTGTCGTTTGAAAATAATGCCAACACAGTAAAGTATCCTACAAATAGAGTTGTGGTGCAAGGCATTGACAAATATAAATTTGATAAGAACGGAAAGGTATTCACGCAGAATACAACTGTGCCCGAGCTTGCAAGATTACCGTTATACTTTAAGTGGAGTCATTACTCGCCAATCGATCAACGAATTGATCCATCTGCAACAAACATTATAGATATGATTGTTGTTACAGATAGTTATTATCGAGATGTATTGATTTGGAAAAACTCTAATGGAAGTATTTCTACATTCCCAGCAGCGCCGACTACTGAAGAATTAAGAATTCAATTCCAGGACTTAGATCAATATAAAATGGTAAGTGATTCGATGGTTTGGA